TCTCCGACAATGCGTGGGTCTACGGCAATGCGCAGGTCTCCGGCAATGCGCGGGTCTACGGCAATGCGCAGGTCTACGGCAATGCGCAGGTCTACGGCGATGCGCGGGTCTCCGGCGATGCGCAGGTCTACGGCGATGCGCAGGTCTCCGGCAATGCGGACTACGCCGCCGTTGCAGGCTTTGGTCGCTACTCCCGCACGACCACATTTTTCCGCTGCAAGGATAAAATTCTCCGCGTACAGTGCGGTTGCTTTTATGGTGATTTGGCGCAGTTCCGTGAGATCGTCAAGAAAACCCACGGCGATAGCAAATACGCCAAAGAATATCTCGCAATTGCCGACTTGATGGAGCTGCATTTTTCTGATGAGTGTGGAGGTGAACAATGAACGATGGGAAAATTCATTGATTTAACCGGAATGCGTTTTGGGCGTTTGGTAGTTTTGAAACGCAGCCCTGATGCAGGGAAAGGCGTGAAATGGATTTGCCAATGTGATTGTGGGAATACCACAGCAGTATATGCCGATAAATTGAAAAACGGGCATACACAATCTTGTGGATGTTTGCAAAAAGAAAGAACAAGTTTGGCTTGCCGTAAGGATTTAACAGGTGAAACTTTTGGTAGGCTTACAGTTTTGCATGCGGCTTGCAGAACGCCATATGGGCATTATCGTTATGTCTGCCAGTGCGATTGTGGAAACATTATCACCGTTGATGGAGCCAATCTTACTTCTGGCGCTACAAAAAGCTGTGGATGTTTTCGCAAAGAGGTTACGCGAGAATTAAAACTATCTCATGGAATGGTTGGAACGCGGATATATAGATGCTGGCGGAATATGTTCCAACGATGCTATTCGCCTAAAAACAAAGAATATAAGAATTATGGCGGACGCGGAATCTTTGTTTGTGAAGATTGGCACGATTTCAAGAAATTCTATGCTTGGGCAATAGCTAACGGATATCGAGATGATTTGACGATTGACAGAATCGATGTCAACAAAGGCTACTGCCCAGAAAATTGCCGATGGGCAGATTGGTACACACAAGCAAGAAACCGAACAAATAACGTTTTTATAACGATTGACGGTAAAACAATGATTCAGGAAGACTGGGCTAGAGAGCTTAATATTTCGTCCGCAACACTTAGGAAACAGCGAAAAAAGAATGTTATATCGGAATCCAAGCCCACAAAGGCCGCGAAACCTTCCGGCTGCTGTGTTTGAAAGCTTTGTGAAAGGAGAGAAACATATGAACGATAAAAGCGTAACCAGTTTTGGGGATACCACTGTTACCCAGACGGCACATGAGATTGACCTGAAAGTCGGCCCCGACATCAAGATTCCGCCGGAGGTCACGTTCAAGGACGTAAAAAACGAAACTGTCCTTGGTGACCCGAACAACATGCACATCACAACCGGCCATTTCAATTTGGCCGATTTGAAGAAAAGGAGTGAAACGCATGAGTAAGGAAGATGTGGCGTTGCTCTTATCCGTTCTGGCCCTTGCAATCAGCATTATGGGGGCCGTGAGGTTTTGAAAGGAGGGGAGCATATGCCCCGTGAAAAGCCCCATTACCAAGAAACCCTTGTTGGCATCCGCGCCCGCGCTGCTGAACTTTACCCCGGCCAACTGCTGTTTGGCCCCACAAAGGTTGCTAAGCTTCTTGGCAAATCTCGTGGCTGGGTATGGCAGCATTACGGTAGCTTCCGTGATTTAACCGTTGAACAAATTGCAAGCCTTATCTGCTGATTGACGGCCTGATTTTTGTTTATCCGCGCGAGATTCATTACGATACACACGGGTTAAAGATGGGCTACTGCGAGCGCTCTTTGCGGGCGCAGACACCGATGGGTGAGCGCATCAGCATTGCCAAAAGCGAAACCGTGCCGGAAGGCAGCACCATTGAATTTGAGGTTGAATGCCTTGACCCGAAATTGGAAGATATGGTGCGTGAATGCCTGAATTACGGCAGAATGCGCGGTATCGGACAGTGGCGCAACAGCGGCAAGGGTACTTACCTGTGGGATGAACTTGATGACAACGGCAATGTGATCGGCGGAAACAACAAGAAAGGACACTAACATGACTGCAAACAAAAAGAGCCGCCCAGTGTACTGCAATACACTGAACGGCAAAAAACGTGAAATTTTCCGGTTTCACAAGTCCATTTTAGCCCATATTGTTCCGGTTTGCAAGTGCTTTGCAAACTTTACCTTGCTGGGTTGTGCAATCGGCACCATTTGCGCCGCTGCTGGCCTTGCAGAGGGCGGCGGGGTCGCATCTTTGGCCGGGCTTATTGCCTGCCTGCTGGGCGGCTTGGCCGCTATTACGCTGCGAGAGGTATTGGCATGAACCCTTTTGAGATTGAGATGGCATTTGAATGCAATGACCCGCAAAAATACCAGGTGTTTTTTGAAACTGTCCAAATCGCAATCCTGGATACGAACAACAGCGAACGATGGAAATACGACCAAATTTGCGCCGCATACCGCGCTGCAATGAGCGGTATGGCAAAACGACCGGATGAATCGGAGAAAGCAAACAATGATCGAGCTTGATTTTCCCGGCTGCGGCGCGACTGACGAATACGGCCACCCCATTATGTGCGAGGATTGCATTTGGGGCGAAACGTGCATTGATAGCACGGTAAGGGAGGATAACGATGGAACTGAAGAACTATAACATTGAAGCCACAGGAAGCCTTTACTGCTCGGAAAACTTTACAACCATCCGTGTTGATGGGCAAACCTATGACATTGAAAAACTAATCTACGAGATGATGAAAAGCCTGAAAAATGAAGAAAATCTCGGCATTGAAACGTGCGGGACACTGAATATCACGTTCACCAGAGAGCCGGAAAAGCTGACTGTGAACGGGATTGTGAAAAAGGAGGAAAAAGCATGAGCGTGTTTGAATCACTTTCTAAGATTCAATCTGAATTGAAAGCACCCAAGAACCTTTACAACTCTTTCGGAAAGTATAAATACCGGAACGCGGAAAGCATTCTTGAAGCGGCAAAACCTCTCTGCGCAAAATATGGTTGCACGCTGACCGTTATGGACGATATTGTACTTATCGGAAGCCGCTATTACGTCAAGGCCATTGCCACAGTAACGGACAAAGAGGGAAACTCAACCAGTACCACAGCTTTTGCCCGCGAGGATGAAACCAAAAAAGGTATGGACGGCGCACAGATTACCGGTACAGCATCCAGCTACGCCAGAAAATATGCGTTGAATGGCCTGTTTTGCATTGATGACACAAAAGACCCTGACAGTGATGAATACCACAAGCAGACGAGCGCAAACGTAGCACCAGAACAGCCAACCAAAGGCGATATTCAGTCCAGCGAGGCCGAAGCAAGCGAATATGTCAAAGCCCGCGCTACACTAACAGCTGCAATTACCGAGTATTGCGCCAAATCAAAACATACACGAAATGAAGTCCTAGACGCTTTGAAAGCCGTTCCCGGCGGGACAATGAAAACGTTGGACGGCTGCAATGCGCTGATTGCACAGATTCAGGAGTGGAGCAAATGAGCCATACAATCAACATCGCGGATGCTACCTTGATGGGTGAGATTTTAATGCTTCGTCTTAAAAGCAAGCCGGACATGGAAGAAGCGCAAAACTTTGCGAATGAAGTCAAATCCGGCCCCGGCAAGCTGTTTGCAGGTGTTTTTGGCGAGGTACGGAAAAAGCGCAGCCTGACTTCTAACGCTTATGCGTGGACGCTGCTGAACCAGCTTGCAGAAAAGCTGAAAAAGCCTGCTGTTGAGATTTACCGCGACCTTGTGCGGGATGTTGCAGGTGCAAGCGATATTGTCACCATCAAGCAGGAAGCAATAGAAACCTTTAAGCGCGGATGGGAAAGCCAGGGACAGGGCTGGCAGGTTGTTTTGCTGGACACCATGCCTACACCAAACGGCACGTTCTGCACTCTGCAATGCTGGTATGGTTCCAGCGTATACGACAGCAAGCAGATGCACCGCCTGTTGGAACTGATTGTGCAGGAGTGCCAGCAGCAGGGAATCCCCACAATGACACCGGACGAAATTGCAAAGCTGAAAGGACTGACCGGCGAATGAAAAATGAATTCGGCGTTGCGCTTGATTCCAACGGCTATGCACCATCTATCATGCCAAACAAGAAAGACATGTTCGGCCACCCACAGTGTTATTGCTGCCTTAACGGACACGCTTTGGTACGGCATGAAGTGCTCTACGGCCAGAACCGGACAAAAAGCAAAGCTCTTGGCCTGTGGATTTTGGTTTGCCCGGATTGTCACAGGTGGATTCACGGCGAAAAGCAGTGCTGGCCCAAGACGGAAGGGCTGGATGCTGGGATGCGGCTTGAACTCAAGAAGACCGCACAGCGCATGGCAATGATGGATTACAACTGGACAAAGGAAGAGTTTGCCCAGCGGTTTGGAAAGAATTATTTGGAGGATTAAAGACATGTTGAATGTAGTTGCACTTATGGGAAGACTGGTTGCTGACCCTCAGCCGCGCCAGACTACAACAGGTAAAAATGTTGCATCGTTCCGCATTGCAGTTGACCGGGGACGCAAGGATGCCAACGGCCAGAATCAGGCAGATTTTTTTGACATCGTTGCCTGGGACAAGAGCGCAGAATTCATCTGCCGCTATTTCCAGAAAGGTTCTATGATTGCCGTTGAGGGACGTTTGCAGAGCCGGAACTATCAGGACAAGAGCGGCAACAACAGGAACGCCGTAGAGGTGGTTGTAAACAACGTTTCGTTTGCAGGCAATAAAGAACCCGCCCAAAGTCAGAACGTGGCTAATAGGGCCGTCTCCGCGCCTGTGGCGGCAAACAATGAGTACGAGCCGATTGAAGATGACGGTGATCTCCCCTTTTAATTTTTGAGCGAAAGGCAGGCGATAAAATTGGGTTTTGTACATGGGACGCAGTGGACGGACGATATGGTATAAGCACAGGAGTTTTGAAAAATGGCAAACGAAGGGTACATCAAGCTGTACCGCCGCATGATGAAATGGGGGTGGTACACAGACACTCCAACAAAATGTGTGTTCCTGCATCTGCTATTTCTGGCCTGCTATGAACCCTGTTATTACAAGGGGGTTCACTTGGAAACCGGACAGGCAGTTGCATCTATCCGCCAAATTTCAACAGATACCGGCATATCTGTTCAATCTGTGCGCACTGCTTTATGTCATCTAAAATCAACACAAGAAATAACACAGTGTGAACACGGAAAATTTAGCGTGTTTACGGTGAATAATTACAGTGATTACCAATGCACTAACACAGAATCTAACAAACAGGTAACACAGAACCAACACAGTGCTAACACAGACCCTTATATAAAGAATAATAAAGAAGTTAAGAATACCCCCTATACCCCCCAAGGGGTTGACGCGATTTCTCCTCTATTTGACACCTTCTGGTCAGCCTATCCCAGGAAAACAGGCAAGGCAGTTGCACGCAAGAAATTTGAAAAGATTGTTACTGACGAATCCACCTTGTCCACTATCCTGAAAAGCCTTGAATACCTCAAGACCACAGAGCAGTGGCAGAAAGATAGCGGCAAGTATATCCCATATCCTGCTACCTGGCTGAACCAAAAACGTTGGGAAGACGAAACAGCGCAGCCGCCTGCTGAACTCCGCAAGTCTAAAAACCTGATTCCCATCTATGACCGGGAATACACGCGGGAGGAACTGATTAACGGAGTTGTTCCAAAGCTCATTGGGTGGAAGGAGGCAGGCAAATGAATACAGCTGTTGCGGAAAAAGCCGTTATCGGCATCATGCTGATAGAGCCTGACCGGCAAAGCGAAGCGTTCAAAAGCCTGACAGCGCAGATGTTCAGCATCAAAGACCTGGGTGATATCTTCCTGCTTTGCAAGGAGCTTGATCGCAGAGGGGAACGGGCGGATGCAGTATCGATAATATCACGCTGCAAAGAAAACATCAAGGCGATTGCTTACGAATGCGCCCAGACAGTTCCATCGGTGAGCGGATTTAACACCTACATCAACTGTGTCCTGGATGGATACCGGAAGCGGTTGATGATTGCCAAGATGGGCGAAATTGTGGCATCGGATGCAGACGCGGATGAAATGTTCGGCGCGGTTGCCGCCATGATGGAAAAGCAGCAGCACATCATGGAGCACCAGCGCCAGCGCAGCGCAAAGGACTTTGCTGATGGCATAGAGGACTTCCTGCAATGGCTGAAAAAACCGAATGACAACATCCAAACGGGTTTTGGAACGCTGGATAAGCTGACCGGCGGACTTGTACGAAGCGGTGTAACAGTGATTGCCGCCCGGCCCGGCAAAGGCAAATCTACACTGGCCCTGCAAATGGCGGCGCAGATATCGCAAAGCTGCCTGACGCTGTACCAGTCAATGGAAATGAGCCGGGAACAGCTTTACACAGCAATCTTTTCCCGATGGGAACAGATCGACAGCATCCGCATCACAAATCATGCGCTGACCGAAGAGGAAGAAAGCAAGATTGCAGAGGATGCAGAAATCCTGAAAAGGCGGTACAAGCTGATTCTGGATGATTCTAGCCTGACAAGCCTTGCAGACGTTGAACTGACCATCAAGGAGCGAAAACCGGAAGTGGTTGTCATTGACCATCTGGGGCTTGTGGCACCACCGAACGCCAAAGAAAAGCGCAATGACGAATTAGCGGCCCTTACACGGGGATTAAAGCAGCTGGCAATGAAATATCATATCTGCATCATTGAGCTTGTACAGGCCGCGAGAGCCGCCGACACGGGACTTATCAAGATGTCCGACATGTTCGGCTCCGCCACCATTGAACACGATGCAGACATGATTCTTGCTATTAACCCGGAACACTACACCAAATTGCGAGAACAGCGGGAAGAAGACCCGCCAAGCGAAAGCGATACCGTGATTGAGATCGTCAAGAACAGGCACGGCGCTTGCGGACAGCTTGATTTTGCGTGGGTGAAGCCGTTCCATCTATTTTGTGAGGTGACAAACATTGACTAACCGAGAATTGTACATGCAGCTTGCACAGACTTGCACAGAAAAAACGATTGAACTTGACCGGGAAATGGAAAAATACAGCGAGAAGTTGATGAAGTGCGCTTATGACACAGCACAATGGAAGCTGAAAGCAGCGGAATTCCGGGCAAAGGCACGGGAGGAAGGCATGTGATCTACAAGTACACCATCCCGTTGCCGCCGGTCACGAAAAAGAACTCACAACGCATTTTGGTGAATCAAAAAACGGGAATGCCGTTTATAGCCCCTAGCAGCGCCTATAAGCGCTACGAAGAGCAAGCCATATACTTTCTTGCCCCAAAGCCGAAAACCCCGCTGGCGGGGCGCTGTCGCGTTGTGACAGTGTTCTACATGAAAACCAGAAGAAAATGTGACGTATCGAACTGCTTGGAAGCTGCCCATGACCTGCTTGTGAAAGGCAGAATCCTTGCGGATGATAATTACACGATCATCGAATCGGTTGACGGAAGCCGGGTGAAGTACGACAAAGACAATCCGCGAACTGAAATAACGATTGAGGAATTGGAGGAATAATAAATGCCGGAAACGAAAAAGAAGGTTGTTCCACTATCTGAAAGAGAAACGATTATTACATAAAACGATGCAGAGAAAACCGCCAACGTGTACACGATGAACCGGAAACTATCACGTAAACTTTTGGCTATGGCGCAGGAATACCCAAGTTTGGTGAAATTCGTGCGCAAATACCCGGATAGCGCAGTCGAATACGAGCTGCCCAAGAAAAGTATCACCGTGAGCAAACCGCGCGTAAAACGCGTTATAAACGTGCCTGAAACACCCAACTATGGGAAAGAGGAATTAGAAAAGCAATCATTTGTGAACTGTATGGAAGCATGGAAAGGTGGAAACATGGAAAGTGAGTGAAATGACATACAAAGTTCTTGTTGCCTGTGAAGAATCCCAGACCGTCTGCAAGGCATTCCGTGCCAGAGGATTTGAAGCGTACAGCTGCGATATTCAGGAACCGTCAGGCGGACACCCGGAATGGCACATCTTGGGCGATGCCCTGAAAGCTATTGGGGGGGCAAATCGTAACAATGGACGGCAAAACGCACGATATTGGAAAATGGGATTTGCTGATTGCACACCCGCCTTGCACATATCTTAGCAATGTTGCAACGCGTAGTTTTTCTCTAAGGTGCACAGCACCAGAAAAGGTGGTTGCACGGTGGGTTGAGAGGGCAAAAGGCGCGGTATTTTTTATGCGATTTTTCGCAGCAAACGCAGAGCGAATAGCGATCGAAAATCCCATAGGATTTATGAACACGGCGTATCGAAAACCAGACCAAACGATTCACCCATATATGTTCGCAAAATCTACAGAAGATACAGAAAATTACGTTACAAAAGCAACATCGCTTTGGCTGGTTAATCTTCCAGTGCTACATGGAACAGGGCTTCCAAAGCCTGACAACGCATTATTGTTTGGCAGGCTACCGAGCGGAAAGGCGCGGACGTGGGAAGATACTATCAGCCGTTCGGGAAAAGTCAGAAGCAAAACTTTTCCTGGCATCGCTGAAGCAATGGCCGAACAATGGGGAAATTACATCAGGAACGGAGAATAAAAAATGACCGGAACACTATCCGCCCCATGCGAGCACTGCCCGGAACGCCACACGCTATGTCACAGCACTTGTGGAAAGTATCTGGCATACCGTGCCAAGATGGATGACATCAGCAAGCAGCGCATGCAGGCGCAAGCACTGAACGAAGCGGATGTGCTCAGGGGAGACAAAATCCGGCGGGATGTGAGGAATCACGGCCTGCCGGGCCACAGGAGGAGATAACATGAAAGCCAAAATACAGCTCCCGGCCTGTTACAAGAAAGAGGCGGAAGCTTATATTGCAAAGCTTGAAGCTGAATCAATCGCAAGGGTGCATGAGGAAGTGATGAAGGAGCGGCAGGATATTGCCTTGAGATCACTGTATTTATGCCTGCTGGCCTGCTACCAGGTGGGACTGAAGCCGTCCACGCTGGTTAAAATCCAGAATGCCATGAGCGGACCCGTCACGGAAAAGTATTCCAGCTACCGCGTTGACCAGCTGGCAGACACATGGGCGCAGGTTACGCTGCAAAACATCGGGGTTGATGTGGCTGAAACGGGGGAACAATTATGAGCTTTGAAGCGCCTGAAAATATGGATAAATGTTGCAGCACTTGCCGATGGAATGAACCGTTCAATGGTGTGTGCTACAACGCCGACAGCCCGCATTGCGCCGACTTTTGGGATGACGGATGCGATGAATGGGAAGGAAGGCCGAATGACTTTGTTCAATAAGTTGGCTGGTAAAGCATCCGCGATGCTGAATGCAAGCGGTATTTGCTCTAATAACTGCATTGACGGCCATTGCAGCGGGTGCGGCGAATGCTGCGCTGATCTTCTCCCGCTCACGAAAGGCGAAATTAAACGGCTGCGAGATTATGCAAGAAAGCACCACTTGCAGGAAAATAAGCGCTCTTTTTTGGAAACAAAGGGCGGGCCGGATTTAAGCTGCCCATTCCGCAATGAGCACACAAAACAGTGCGATGTTTATTCTGTGCGGCCTTTGATTTGCAAAGAGTATATCTGTTCCAGGCTTTTGCAGAAGCCGATTGCTCAAACCGGTCTTACGAAAGAGAAGCGGGACATTCACTCATTGCGATGGGAGGTTTTCAAGAACCCGGAATGTGAAAATCTGCTGAAAGAAGCGCAAAAGTCCGCAATGAAAAGAATGTGAAAAACATGTGTGAAACCAAGCCTAAAATTTACTATGAGCTTATGGATGAGGAGTAATCGCAATGGGACTTGATATTACAGTCTGCCGCTGCCATACGGAAAAATGCCCGCACTGCGGCAAGCCAATCAAAGGCACAATCCGCGACCAGGTAGATTCTTGTGGCCGTGTCTGGGAAGAGTATCTCGAAAAAATCGGCTATTATGTGCCCTATGAAATACGAGAGAAAGAGCCGGAACGCGATTTTTACGGAAAAGACATGACACTAACAACTGAACAGGCAAAACGGCTTGCTGCGTTTGCCAAAGTATACGAACTATACAACTGGGAAATCATTGCTGAGCTTGTAGATTGTGCCATAGAAAACGGAGATTTTGTAGTTATCAATGCAGATTGGTAAGGAGTGAGACTATGGACGCAGTTAAATATGTGAAAACCCAATACAGATTGTGCAGAAGCAAAGACAGTTGTTCTGAATGCCCATTGCAAGACAAAGAAAATTGTTGCTGTATCATGGATACAATCGAATACGTGGAAAAGGCTGTGCAGATTGTCGAGCAGTGGGCGAAAGAGCACCCCGTTAAGACCCGCCAGAGCGAGTTTTTGAAGATGTTTCCAGATGCCCAAATAGATACATATGGCGCTTTGACCATCCGTCCTTGTAGCATTGAAAAGGGCCTTTGCAGTAAATGCACAACACTGAGTGACTGTGTCGACTGCCGCCGCGAATATTGGCTCACGGAGGTAACGAACAATGACTAACATCACAACCCTGCGTCCCGGCGAGCACTTCATGTTCAAAGGCTTCGAGTGGGTCTGCCTTGACCCACACCACCCTGACGGCGGCGTGCTGGCTATTATGGCAAAGCCGTGGGCAAAAGATGTAAAGTTCTGTCCAAGTGATAAATTTGCCGATGAGAAAGGCAACTGGAATAACTACCGCACCAGTAATGTACGTGTGATTCTATCTGATATGGCGAACGCTTTTTTCAAGAGGAAAAGTCTGTTGTCGCATACCGTTGACCTTGTTGCAGACAACGGCGACAGAGCTTACGGCACTGTACATGACTTTGTTTTTATCCTGACCTGTGACGAGTACCGCAAGTATCGTGATTCAATCCCGCACTACGACAGTTGGGTGTGGACGGCCACGCCTTGGCGTTGCGGTGACAAGGATTCTGACACGGGTCACGCTAGCAGCGTTCGTATCGTGTACACTACGGGGCAGTTTAACGAACTCTGTGCGTACTACGATTATTCCGTCGCCCCGGCTTGCATTCTCAATCCGAAATCGCTCAATCTGCGCCAGAGCATGGCATATGTAGAGGAGGTATCCGAATGAATACAACAATAGGCTGCCCGATTCCAGGCGCAAGCCAGCCGAAAGAACAGCCCAAAACGATAGTAGAAAGAATCGGTGAGCCTGCATTTCTTGAACAGCTTGCAGAAGAGTGTTCAGAACTTACGCAAGCAGCGTTGAAAACCGCGCGGAAGTATCGCGGTGAAAACCCAACGCCTAAAACCATTGACGAATGCTATGATGCTTTGCAGGAAGAAATTGCAGACGTGATGCTTTGCGTGACCGAATATCTTGATTGCAAAGGGCCTAATTATCTTAATTGTGTCATGCTGATGAAACTCAAAAAGCATGAGCGCTGGGAACAGCGATTAAAGGAGGATGGCAAATGAACAAGATAATAGAAATCGTTGATTATTCTGGGATGGACGATGTTATTAAACATCCCAAACAACACAGAGGGTTGTATCTGTCGCTGGAGCACGGGACACTTGGGATTACTTTGCTAGCTTGCAACAATAGCAAGTATGATACCCAGTGCTTGGAGTTTGACAGCGTGAAAGATGCTATCAAGTGGCTTCGGAGGGAAGAATGAACCAAACATTTTTTGACCCAGTAAACAGCAAGTGCATTTCTTTTAACGGCGTGCCGAATATTTCAGATTTTGGTGATGCAAACGATTTGATTCGGCGCGGCGATGCGCTGAAAGCAATCAGGAAAGCATGTATCAGTGCGCATTTACCGTTCGATTCCGCTACGCCGGAAGGACAGCGAGTAATGGATGCTCTATATGCGGTATGGAAAGTGAAAAAAGAGGGAAAGACGCATGACAGTATTTGACGCAAACTGCATCTACACAATCAAATGCCTTGCTCTGATCTTCGTTGCAGCACCGGGCGCGATGCTTATCGGCGCATTGCTGATCTACCTGTTTGCACTGTGCTGCAAAAAGATTTTAGGGCTTTGGAGGGAGAAAAAATGAACATTTTACTTTCGATTCTTGGCACCGCGATTGTCACAATTTTGATTGCGGGAGCCTATTCCATTGGCGTATCTGTCGGCAGAGCTGCAGTTACGGAAGATAACCAAGAGCCGGTAATTTACATGGAGCACACGCACGGGGGCGAGTAAATGGTTAAGATTTGCACTGAATGTAAAAAGGAATTTGAGGGAAGCGCAAAAGCCCGACTTTGCCCGGAATGCAAGAAAAAGCATCATGAAGCTGCTGTTGCACTGCAAAACGCAAGACGCAATGAGCAATCGCTTGTCAAATGTGAATGGTGCGGGCGGGTTTTTGCCAGAAAAAAGAACGAAAAGAAGTGTGAAGCATGCCGAAAAGAAGGAAGATATGGCAGCCCACAGATGGCGGCACACAGCAAAAGAGAACCGCCCAAAGTGAGCATCAACGGCGTTCTAAAAATTGCCGATAAAGACGGCACGACTTACGGAAAAGCGGTTCTGGCACACAAAATTTAAGGAGGAACATATGAAAAGTATCGGCAACGCGCTTGCACTGACTGCGACTTTGGCATTCATCGCCTATATGGTACGCATCACAGGAAGCAGTATTTGGGCATGGATGGTTGTTCCGTGCTTTATGTTCGCAATTCTGGGCTTGAGCAACTGAAAGGAGGAAACAATGGAAAATAACTGCTGCAAAAGCTGCAATACTATGTACAAACAGGTTGCTGTTGTGCTGGATGACGGCGCATACATGCCGGAATACGCACATTTTGGCTGGGATGCAGGTGCAGACCTGAAAAGCCCGGTTGATGTGATGATTCCGGCGAACGGGAGCGCTGTAATTGATACCGGCGTGCACATTGACATTCCGCATGGCTATGCGGGGTTTCTGAAAAGCAAATCCGGCCTGAATGTTAAGCATGATCTGACAAGCGAGGGTGTGATCGATGCAGGATATACCGGGAGCATCTGCGTAAAGCTCTATAATCACGGAAAAACGGATTATAAAGTCCATTCTGGGGATAAAATTTCCCAAATCGTGTTTATCAGGGTGGAACATTTCGACTTTTACCCGTGCAGCAAGATGCCGGAGCGGGAACGCGGCAACGCAGGATTTGGTAGCACCGGAAAATAAAAAACTTGCATATTAGCGCATAATATGCTATAATATCAATAAGAAATAGCGTGCCAAGTGCTTAATTGCCAAGTGCCAGTTGAACTTGAAAGTTCGGCTGGCACTTTTGCTATATGGAGGACACATGAAACTATACTGCGCAGACTGCATGGACATCTTGAAGGGGATACCAGAAGGCAGTATAGACATGATTTTGTGCGACCTTCCCTATGGTACAACGCGGAACAAATGGGATGTCATCATCCCGCTGGAGCCGCTATGGGCGCAATACAGGCGCATAATCAAAAGCAATGGCGTTATAGCACTGCACAGCGATATGCCATTTACAGCGGCCCTTGTAAGCGCTGGGAAAGACTTGTACCGGTATGAGCTGATATGGGTAAAGGAAAACGGCAGCGACTTTCTGAACGCAAACCGCAAGCCCCTGAAAGCGCATGAAAGCATCCAGATATTCTATAAGCACCAGCCGACCTATAACAAGCAATATGTGGACGGAAAGCCCTATAAGAGGGGGGGGCAAGGCGAAAGGCTTTCCAAAAACTGGGGAAAGTTTCGTGACGACATCTTAACAGACTGTAGTGACGGCAAGCGGAACCCCACAACAATTCTGAAATTCCCAAGGGAAAAGGGATTGCACCCCACCCAAAAGCCTGTAAAGCTGGAAGAATGGCTGATTAAGACGTACACAAACTCAGGCGAGACGGTATTAGACAACTGCATGGGCAGCGGAACAACCGGAGTAGCCTGTGTCAACACAAATAGAGACTTCATCGGGATAGAGAAGAACCCCGACTATTACAAAACGGCCATAAGCCGGATAAAGGAGGCACAGGACAATGGGAAGCAGGGCAACCAAAAGAAACAGCCCGATCATGATTGATAATGACCCTGATAATGTGCCGGAAGGGAATCAAAGGCGCATTGAATTTCTGCTTGTGATATCCCAGCTTCCCAAAATAAGCACAAACGACCTGCCAGCCCTCAGAAAACGCTTTTATGACTATATTAATCTATGTGTCCAGTATAACATGAAAGTGGGCAACATGGCGGCATATGCGGCTATGGGAGTAGATAAAAACACTGTAAACGACTGGGAAAGCGGGAGACGGCGCGGATCGCAAAAGGAATACCAAGAATTCGCGAGGGAAATAAAGCGTGTATGCGGCATGTACCGGGAAATGCTGATGCAGGATGGCGCAATCAACCCGGTAACAGGGCTGTTCTGGCAGAAAAACTTTGACGGCTTCCAGGATCAGCAAGAGATTATAACCGCAACAAAAGACCCGCTAGGCGAAAACATGACCCGAAAAGAAATAGAAGACAGGTTCAGCGCCGACTTTGTAGAGATAGACGACTTTAAGGAAGTCAAAGAGCCGGATCAACTGATAGAACCGGTTCAAACAAAGCCACGCAGGGAAAAGAAACAAGCAAAAGAAACTGAATAAACGAAAATAGAGCATCTAGCAGCATATAAACAAACTGCTGGGCGCTCTTTTATTATGCCTATACTCGCGCTTTAATACCACAGTAAAACCTTAAAAGCAGATAGAAAATGCCCGACAATGGCAGTTAATAACCTTAAAAAGAGGGGGTTAAGCCCAAAAAGAGGGGAGATTAACCCCCAAAAGAGGGCTTAAGCCAAAAAAGAATGGGGATTAACCCCAAAAAGAGGGGAAAATAAATCAGGGAATAACGTGAACGATTTGCGGGCATCATCAAAAAAGACCCCTGAACACGAATAATTATCCCACCTCCAAAACCATCTATTGAAACAAATCTCCATGCGAAATGGTCAAAAATACGGGGATTATACCAAAATGATGCAACAAAAATACATAATAGGAGAAAATCACCCGACTTTTAGACCAATTCGACTTCGGATTAGTTCGACTTTATCAGCCGCAAACCCCTGAACTCTGTCCGACTTTGGCTGGAGTACCCTTGCTTGCAACAATAATACATGCTGAATGAGCAAAAATACGGGGTATATACCTGAATCATGAAACAAAAGTGCATAATGCAAACCCAATTCGACTTTGCCGGAGATTTTTTCGTGCAAGATCATTCGACTTTCAGGCAAGGGATAACCCTTCGACTTTGGGAGCGTTTCGACTTTGGTTCGACTTTCAAACCCGTTCGACTTTGGCAGCAGGGTGTAAAACGGCGCACCCTGACCGCAGCACCTTCCGGCCCGGCGGATGCTCCCCAGGACGGCCCACAGCTGGGCAAAATGTGCCTTTTGGGTGCATATTTCGCTAAATCATTGTTTAGCGAACATCAAATTGACGTTGTAACGCGTATTAAATTTTGGAAACAGCCCAAAAGCACAAAAGTGCATAAAAAAGCGCCGCCGGGGATGCCGGAAGCGCTGAAATTCATTCGACTTTCAAACCGATTCGACTTTCGTTCGACTTTGCCCGCCGGGTTCCAGATGGGGCGTTACTTGCTTGCATCGCGCTCCCGCCGCTCTTGACAGGCCTGCAAGATATAGTTTTGGATGCTTTGCCCTGCGCGCTCCGCATCATCGCGGATTTGCGCGCCGTCCTCTTTTGTGGGCCGTATTGTGATACTGTCCCTACTCTTATTATATTTGACGCTGGCGCGGGTGTGTGCTGCTGATACTGGCATATAGATCACCTCCAAAGCCATTATAACACACCAAGCAAAAACCGTATACGTACAAAATCAACACAAAATGACCGTCAACGTTGTATAGAATGCCAATAGACAATAACCGTATACGGTGATAGAATAAAGACATCAAAAGAAAACAGCCCACAGGGCAGGAGGTAACAAAAATGAAAATCACAGACGGCAAGCGCACGGTGGAGATTAACATCATGACCTGGAACGGCGCCGGGTGTGGCCCGGACTGGGCGGGAGAGTATTTCAACGCGGGCGCGCTCCCGTACGATGAGGAGAAGGATGCCTACACGGTGCAAGATGTACAGTATTGCATCGACATGGCAGAGGGCACCGGGGAAGAGGGCGCGCGGTGCAAGTATAACGATGATGGGGAGCTTGTGCCGGATGATGATACAGAGGTGCTTGTTACCGAGCTATAACCAGCAAGCCGGACACTTTAGCGGGGCTGCACCGTAAAGCAACCCCGCCCCACTACCAAAGCATAAAATAACATAAAGGAGCGTATAAAAATGAAAAAACTGTATTTTGAAGGCGCGGGCATGTTTGGGTGCCGCGACACTGCCGAAGAGCTGCGCGGGAACTGCCGTCTCCGCACTATGTTTCATGATGACAAGGGCCGCGCGGTGTACCTGGAGATCTTGAGCGGAATGAACAAGACCGCTGGGCGGCTGTATGTAGACAGCTGCCATTATATTGGCAAGGATGATTACAAAATGCTGCGGCTCCCTGTAGAGCGTGACGGCAAGCGGCGCGAGTACACCCCGGAGGGCATTTTGGCGCTGCTGGATGAGATCGGGGCACACTTTGACGCGGTGGAGGTTCTGCCCCGCCTGGCAGGGTATCAGGTGTTTGCGGATGAGTACCACAGCGGAGACACCGAAGCCGAGTACATGCGCGGGGATACATTCGCACCGGACTGGGCAGAGATCGCCCGCCGTGAAGCCGTGTACAATGATCTATGCGATGCAGAGCGAGCCGCCGGGGTCAAGTGGCCATGTGTTAGCTTGTGGCCCTTGCAGGATCGCCAGAACGTGTGCCGGTATCATCTGCCGCGCACCGGAGAGCACGGCGAGATCATCCCGGCGGAGTATCTGGCAGGCAAGCAATAAGCCCAACGGGGCGGCGCTGCGTTGAGCTAATAAGGGGGTTATAACATGATCTATCAAGCTAATAAGCGCCAGTTCGGGGCGCTGGAAGGCCTTGCACACTGGTGCGCCGAGTATTACTATACTCTTGAGAGGTTCGGCGCGGATGATACCGAGATTCCAGCGATCCGCAAGGATATGTCTTTTTGCATGGAGCGGTGCGATGCGCTGGGCGTGCCGTACTGGGCGCAAAACGCCGCCCTTGCATGGGCCGAGAACTGGAGGGCCACAAAAGCGGAGTATTTTGATACCGCGATGGCCAGGAGAGGGATCACCTGCAGCGGGGCCGCTGGCTGATTATTGCCCGGAGCTATTGCAATAGCGCAGGATAGATTGTAAAATATAGTTGCAGGGGGTGTTTTATGTGCTGGTTGTATTGTTCTTGCTAGCGTCTCCTTTTATCATTATTTTTGGCGTGATGCGCCATTTTTAAGCAATATATAGCGGAGCGCCTGGGCCGTATGGTCTGGGCGCTTTTTGTACATGATCGGCGGGGGTATACCGGAGGGGGATTTTAGCAGGCCGAAGGACGCGGGGTTAGTCCCTCCAATCCCGAAAAAATAAAAAAGTCCCATAAAAGTTTGCGTTCCCATACTTTTTACGCTAAAATTGAAGGCGGGAATAATAGCATTGAGCTGAACAGAATAATATTCCCGCCTGCCGTTTTTGGTGTGTCAGCGCCAAAGGCGGCTTTTTTGTTTGGATTCTTCCTGAATTTTTCAAAAAACAAAAAAGGCAGAAAATCAACGATAAACAGTTTGTCTGCAACGGAAAACAATGCTATAATAATAAAAATAGTGCCAAGTGCCCTGTGCCAAGTGCCTTTTCTCAAATTTGAGGGAGGGCGCTTTTTTATTTTGAAAATTTCTGAAATTGCAAAAAAGAGCACAATGCGAGCCAAGACAGCGGACGGAGCAGTTTATGCGTTTGCTGCAATCCGGGAACTGGAAAAAGAAAACTTCAAGCAGGCGCACAAGCTGAGTGTGGATTTGCATAATAAGCTGGGTACGCTGCCGCGCTGCAATGACCTGATTGAGCTGAACCGAAATCTGCTGCTATTCAATGCGCCGTATAACTTTGATTCCTTTTGCCAGTACATTGAACTTGACCGTGACCCCAAAAGCCGGTTTTATATGCCGCGCCGAAAGCAGTTGATTCGGATGGTAAACACCCTGCAAAAACTGGAAGATGGGGAACTGGACATTGCAGGAATCATGATGCCGCCCGGCACCGGGAAAAGTACCACTGCCATTTTTTATCTGACATGGCTTGCCGGACGGAACCCCGACATGCCGATTTTAGGTGGTAGCCACAGCAACGCATTTCTGCGCGGCGTGTACGATGAATGCCTGCGAATTATGGCAAAAGGCGGAGAGTATTTGTGGCGAGATGTGTTCCCCGGCGTGTGCATTGCCAGAACGAATGCACAGGACATGATGATAGACATGTACAAGCCAAAGCGCTTTGCCACACTGGAATTTTCTTCTATCGGCAGCGGCAATGCGGGCAAGGTGCGTGCGCAAAAGCTGTTATACTGCGATGACCTTGTAAGCGGCATTGAGGAAGCCATGAGCCGGGAACGCATGGATAAGCTGTGGCAGCTGTACACAACAGATTTGCGGCAGCGCAAAATTGGCGAATGCCGGGAACTGCACATTGCCACACCCTGGAGTTTGCATGACCCGATGGACAGGCTGGAACGCAACAATGAAAATAACCCGCGTGCAGAATTCCTGCATATGCCTGCCCTGAACGAGGAAGAAAAAAGCAATTTTGATTATGCCAACGGGGTGGGGTTCAGCACCAAGTCTTATATTGACATGCGGGAATCAATGGATGATGCCAGCTGGCGTGCGCTGTTTATGACAAGCCCGATTGAACGGGAAGGGCAGCTGTACCCAGAAGATCAGCTGCGCAGATACTTTGAGTTGCCGGATAAGGCGCCGGAAGCCATTATTGCGGTATGCGATACCAAAGAAAAAGGTTCTGACTATGCGGTTCTGCCCGTTGCATACAAATACGGGGATGATTTTTACATTGAGGAATGTGTTTGCGATAACGGCGCACCGGACGTGGTGGAAACGCGGCTCTGGATGGCTCTTGTGAAACACAAGGTTCAGCTGGCCCAGTTTGAAAGCAACAGCGCAGGCGGCAAAGTGGCAGAAAAATGCCAGCAGGAAGTAAAGGCGCACGGCGGAATAACCAGGATTGTGACCAGGTACACCACCGCAAACAAAGAAACCAAAATCATTGTAAATTCCCCCTGGGTGATGGAACACTGCCTGTTCAAAGATAATTCTGTTATCAAGAATAACAAGGAATACAGGCGTGTTTTGTCGTTTTTAACAGGGTACACAATGGCAGGGAAAAACAGACATGATGACGTGCCGGACGCATTTGCCATGCTTGCACAATACGCTCAAGGCCTAAATGCGGGCAAAGTTGAAATTGGGACAAGAATTTGGTAAAAAACAACGTTAATATGCTTGAAAAATGTGAATTTTATAGTATAATAGTAAATGAAAAGGCTTTATAGTTTAGCTCTTTCTTATGAACAATTTGTTCATACCTCCTGGGGTAAGGAACCAGCGTCCTGCATATGCGCCGCCCTAAATATGGTTCTCCCGCTGGCTGAAATGCCAGCCATTGTGTCGCTATAGTTTAATGGTAAAACTCCTGGCTCATAACCGGGTGCTTGCAGGTTCAACCCCTGCTGGCGGCACCAGAGTGCGCTCTGCGGCGCACAACCGGCACTATGTGGGCCGTTATCAGCCATATAGAGCCTGACAGGGCTGACCTTGTCCGCTGTGCCTGCAAAGCTGTCAAGCGCTTGGCAGGCGATATATACCGTATAGCCATATTTAAGGGCGCTGCGTTCCGAAGCAACGGCGTGGCGGAGGGTGCAAGGCCACCATACGGAACCAGATGCAAGGTAGCGCCTTGCTGTGTGGGCGGTGCGGCTTCCCCCACAAACGATGACAAAGCCTGTGAAAAGCAGGAACCGCACATGCTGTTATAGCTCAATGGTAGAGCAGCCGCCTTGTAAGCGGCAGGCTACTGGTTCAAGTCCAGCTGGCAGCTCCAAGGCCGACGATACAGGTAAAAGATTCAGCCGGGACGCTGGACTGAAGTTCCCTGTTAGGCAATCCCTGCACACCTCTCTTTGATGTGTCCCATGCAGGGCTTTTGATGCAGTCATAGCTTAATAACGTTGGAAAAGCAGCGCCTGTGGGTGCCGTTGCAGGTTCGAGACCTGCTGACTGCTATTGTTGGGTCGCTCCCACCGGTGAAAGCCCGGCGCAGGCAAAACGCGATAGATAGCATGACCCAGCGGTGACATCTAAAAAACCGCTCGACATCTGCTTGTGCGGACTCCGTTACTGACGAAGTTACGCATCGTCGGAACCCATTACATCAAAGCAGACGTGCGTACAGCAGGCACGTTAAACACTGACTGTATGCAGGCGTACCATCACGCGCATAGCACTGGATGCCGCCTGTTACGTTGCAAAGCCTGCTACTTTGCAACGGGTGAGCCCGGCATAGCATAAACCGGGAGGGCGGGAACGGGGTTATTTTTGAAAGAAGGGATAAATTGCGAGTAAGTGTTTACTGCCCGTGCTGCGGTGCGGCAGGAATAAAGCGGAAGCTGATGGAAGTTGATACAGCAGCAAAGGGAACGATTTATCCCTATTGCAAGGCGTGCAAGCGGAACATTGAAATCCATTTGCCGCTGAAAAAATAAAAGTGCCAAGTGCCCTGTGCCAAGTGCCAGCTGAACCTTAATTGGTTTGGCTGGCACTTTTTGTTTTTGTGCAAAGGAGAACAGCTTGGAAAGAGATCTTGTTGACATCCTGCCGGACGAGGGGTTGCACGGTAGACGGATTATCACCACAAACGAGCAGGAAATTACAGCAGATAACGTTGTAAAGGTGCTGAATACTGCCATTGCCACCCACGACAGGAACCGGGGAGAAATCCAGTATTTGTGGGATGTTTACCGGGGCAAGCAGGATATCCGAAAAAAAGAAAAAATCGTCCGTGAGGAAATCAACAACAAAATCACGGTGAACATCGCAAATGAGATTGTGACGTTCAAAACAGCATTTCTACTTTCCGGCCCTGTGCAGTATATCGGTGCAAAAGGCAGCAAGACGGACAACAACAAACTGGTTGATTTGAACCGCTGGATGTCAGATGAGGACAAACAGAGCAAGGACAAAGAAATCGTTGACTGGATGCACATTGCGGGGCTTGGCGTGCGGATGGTTCTGCCTGACCCCGGAGCGGAACAGGCGGGAAGCCCTGCCTGCATTTATACCCTTGACCCGCGTGAAGCGTTTGTCATCTACTACAGCGGCTATACCAAAAAGCCAATGGCAGGTGTGCTGACACAGTACGATGAAAACGATGCCAAGTATTACGGTGTTTACACTGACAGCGAATATTTTGAAATCAAAAGCGGGGAAATCACCCGGCAGTCTGGGCATTTGTACGGCAGTGTGCCGATTGTGGAATACCCCAACAACAGTGCCAGAATGGGCGCGTTTGAAGTAGTGTTGCCGCTTCTGAATGGTATTAACACGCTGGAAAGCAACCGCGTGGATAACGTGCAGGATTTTGTAAATGCGTATGACGTATTCCAGAACGTTGATTTAGAAGACGGCCAGTACAGCCAGCTTGCCAGCGGCGGTAAGTTTATCAAAATCAAAGATTCCCAGCAGGGGATGCCTGCAAAAATTTATCGCATCAGCAGCGAGATGAACAGTTCTACTGTGCAGACCGCTGTGGATGATTTGCATGATAAAATTTTGACCATCTGTGGCATGCCGAACCGCAACGGCGGTTCTTCCACCAGCGATACCGGGCAGGCAACCATTATGCGCGATGGCTGGAAAGACGCAGAAAGCCGCGCCCAGGACAGTGAAGACATGTTCCGGCGCAGTGAACGGCAGTTCTTGCGTGTGTTCCTGACCATTTGCAACACAACAAATAATCTTGGCCTGAATGTAGGGGATGTGTACGCACAGTTTACCCGCAACAACCTGACTGACATCCAGAGCAAGATGCAGGTATTTATTCAGGGCCTGGGCTGTGAAAAGATCGCGCCGGAAACGGTATACCGCGAACTTGGCCCGTTCCGTGACAATGAAATGGCCTTGCAGGAGGGCATGAAATATTACGAGGAAAAACAGGCAGAGCTTGAAAAAAGCCTGAATGAGGAGCTTGACAATGGACTGGAAACCAACGGACATCGCAATCAGGCTGCTGAACCGCAGGGCGATACGCAGGTTTGAAAAAGCATCCCGGCAGATAACGCAGTTTGATGAATTGAACGTTATGCCCGCCTGCAAGCAGTTATACCAGGATATTGCCAAAGACAATCAAAAAGTCTTTTTAGAACTGGCAAAAAAATGCTACCAGGATGCCGAAGCTCACGGCAAAGAAAAACCCGACAGGGCATGGCTGCTTGCCTTGCTTGCCGGATACAGCGCCGTTACCGGCTATGTGTACGAACACGAGATTGACCGAAAGCGGGCCTACCTGGAAGAGGGGCTTTTGAGCCGGACAAACCATAAGAACGAATTCCGGCGTGCATTGCGGTATTGGAGCGATATGACGTACCAATACGCCGATGACGTGACCGATTCTGCAAGAATCAAGGCATTTACAGATGCCGGAGTAGAACAGGTGCAGTGGCACACTGCCGGGGATGAAAAAGTGTGCCAGGTTTGCCGGGAACGCAACGGAGAGATTTACCCGATTGATAATATCCCCGATAAACCCCACAGAAAATGCAGGTGTTGGCTGACACCTGTTTGATCGTCAGAGAAGACGCTAAAACGCAAAGGTCAGAGAAGACGCTAAAACGCACAAATACGGGCGAGAGAACGCCGACAAAATAACGCGGAGGCACCAATGAAATTTGACACCAGCACCATTGACGGTTTTGAAAACATGAGCGATGCAGACAAGGTGACGGCGCTGCTTGGCGTTGACCTGCCTGACCCGGTGGATACAAAGAACCTTGTAAAAAAAGAAGATTTTGACAAGGTGATGAGCGAAGCCAGCAGTTACAAAAAGCAGTTAAAAGAAAAAATGACTGCCGAAGAAACCGCTGCTGCAGAAGCCAAAGCCGCACAGGAAAAGTTGCAGAACGATTATAACGCACTGCTGAAAGAAAACACCATTTCTAAAAACGTTGCCAAGTATATTGCGCTTGGCTACGATGAAAAACTTGCCAAAAGTACGGCAGAAGCCCTTTTTGATGGCGACATGGAAACGGTGTTTGCCAATGCTGCAAAGGCCAATCAGGTGCTTGCAGACAAGCTGAAAGCAGACCTTATGCGCAACAGCCCCAGACCCAGCGGCGCTGGTACAAGCACCGAAGAAGAAAGCGAATACATGGCATTTGCCAAGCGCAGCGGCAAGGCAAAAGCACAGGCCAATGAGGCAGCCGCAAAAGTCATGGATTATTACAAGTAAGGAGTGAAAGCATGAAATTCAAGAAAACGGATGTTGCCGGTGCAGTTGAGATTCTGGCCAGCAATGATTTTACCGCAATCCCGTTTACCACAACCACCGCAAAAAAGGCTGGTGAAAAACTGACAGTTGACAGCCGCGTTGGCGTTGTGCTGTATGACGTTGACCCGGATGAAAACCCCAACGGCAGCCTGCTGGTTGCGGGCGTGATTGATGCAGTAAAGGCAAAGGCACACAGCGGTATCGACCTTGCTGCAGAATCTGACCTGCCGGATACCATTATCCTGCGCACCAATACCGGCGTGAACGCATAACGGAGGTGAAAACATGAACCTTACTGAACTTTTTACACCTAAAATCATTGCGGCAAACTATACCGAAGCTGCTTCCAACGCAATCCCGTACCTGGGCAGCGGTTTGTTCCCCTCTGTAAAGCGTGCTGGCCTTGACCTGGCATGGATTAAGGGCCACAAGGGCCTGCCTGTTTCCCTGAAACCCTCTGCTTTTGATGCAAAGGCCACTTTCCGTGACCGCATCGGCGTGAGCAAGCTAGAAACCGAGATGCCGTTTTTCCGCGAGGGCTACAAGATCAAGGAAAAAGACCGCCAGGAGATTCTGCGTGCCCAGAGCAGCAATGACCCCTATGCGGCGGATGTCATCAACCGCATTTACGATGACCAGCAGGATTTGATTGCCGGTGCTGACGTTGTGCCGGAACGCATGCGCATGCAGCTGCTGTTCCCGGAGGGCGGCGCAATGGGTATTACCATCAAGGCCAATGGCGTGAACTACACCTACAACTATGACCCTGACAGCAAGTGGAAGGGCACCAATTACACCGCCCTGACCACCACTGACATGTGGACTGCCACTTCCACCGCAGACCCGTTCAAGCAGATTCAGACCATCAAGGACAAGATGGCAAGCAATTACGGTGTGACCCTGGCTTACATGGTGATGAACACCACCACGTTCAACCTGATGAAAGCCACCGATGCCGTAAAGAATCGCTGGCTGACCGTAACTGGCCGCAGCATGGGCTACCTGACCAACGATGAAGCCAAAGATGTTATCGCATCCACTACCGGCATTCAGATCGTGATTTACGACAAGCTGTATGCCGATGAGAGCGGCGCAAGCCACAAGTTTGTTCCGGACGGCTATGTGAGCTTTATCCCGGAGGGCGCACTGGGCAAGACCGCTTACGGCACCACCCCAGAGGAAGCCGACCTGGCAGGTTCCGGCAAGGCAGATGTTGCCATTGTGAACACCGGCGTTGCCATTACCGTTGAAACCACCGTGCATCCGGTCAACGTAAACACCTACGCCTCCGAGATCGTGCTGCCCAGCTTTGAGCGGATGGACGAAGTTGCCGTTATGAAGGTGACTGCATGACCTGGCTGATTCCCGATTATGCAGTGTTTTACGGTGGTGAGCTTTGCGTGACCGGGAAAAAGGTGAAGATTGCCGACCAGGACAGTGCCGAAATGGCAAAATACGGGAAAGTAATAACCGAAAAGGCGGAAACACCCCCTGCGGTAGAACACCGGCGGGGCAGAAAGCCGAAAGTTTGATGAACGGCGGGTGACAATATGACAAGTCTTGAACGATTGCTAAAGCGTACAGGCGATGATGATTTAGAACTGCTGTCAGGTCTGCTTGACAGCGCGGAATCTGTCATACTGGCCCGCCGTTATCCTTTTGGCGGCGGTGAGCTGGAAGAGCGATACCGCGATTTGCAGTTCCGCATTGCTCTGGCAATGTACAACAAACTTGGCGCGGAATACGAAACCAGCCACAGTGAAAGCGGAATCAGCCGCACATGGGGAAGCGAAGATGTGCCGCAGCAGTTGTTGGAAGAAATTGTTCCGATCGGAAAGGTTGGCAGCTGATGCGCGACCTGAAAGCCAATCAAAAGACGATATGGTATCAGAACAGCAGCGGATTTGCCGCCGTGAAAGATGAGTACGGCAACCGCACCGGCGAGGAACAGCCCATCATGGAACATGCTGAACAGCTGAAAATCAGCGTGAGCGGCGCTGTTGGCGCAATGGAAGCCGCCGCTTTTGGCGGGTTTACAGATTACAGCAGGACAGCCTGCACGGCAAACACAAACTGCCCTTTGCGGGAAGGAACGCTTATCTGGATTAACCGGGATTCTGACGAAAGCCCGAATTACGTTGTGACCAAAAAGGCAGATACCATAAACGGCGTATTGTATGCGATGAAAGAAATCGTGTCATGAAAATCAAGCTGGCGCTAAGCGAAAAAGGCATAGAGCAGGCGATAAAGGAATACGAGAACTGGCAAAAAACGCTGGAAACCCGCATTGAACAGTTTGTAAAAAGACTGTCAGAAATGGGTGTAGAAGTTGCCAAGATACGGTTTACTGCCGCCGTTTATGATGGTGACATGAGCGATATTGCGGTTCAAGTAGAACAGCACGGCAAGAAAGCCACGATTTACGCCACCGGGCAGGCCGTTTGCTTTATTGAGTTTGGCGCAGGCGTTGCATTTGCAGAGCATCCAAGCGGGCTGTATGCGCATGGCACATACGGCGATGGGAAAGGTTCAAACCCGAATGGATGGGTTTATGATGGCGTTCCCGGACCAACGGCACAGCCTGTGTATAACCGCAATGGCGAGCAAAAGCCCGGCGTTTGGCGGACAAAGGGCAACCCGCCCGCATGTGCCATGTGGGAGAGCGCGGCCCAGATGGCTGCAAGTGTAAAAACCGTGTGGGAGGAGGTAATGCGTTGACAGAGGATTTTCAGCCACAAATTTTTGAATTCTTTGCACAAAAGCTAGAAGCAAAATTCCCCGGCGTTAAATTAAGCAGCGTAATTACCGACCAGCCGCCCGGTTTCCCGTGCGTTCAAATCGAACAAGATGATTTGCCGACAGACTATGACAACAGCGGCAGAATCAGATTTGTGAATGTGCGGCTCCGCGTGCGCGTTTACACAACGGGGAACACAAAAACAAGCCAGGCCCGGAAAATACAAATGTGCATTGACAAGACAGCCAACAGTTTGAATTTTACTCGGCAAAGTCACATTACAAGAGGATACCTGTATCAAAACAGTGCGTACCGGACGGAAACAACGTACCGTGCGCGAATGACCGAAGACGGGGTTTTGACCCGGACATGATAAGGAGTTGAAAACATGGCAAATGAACATGTAGCTATCAGTACCCAAGGCGTACAGCTGCTTCGCGGTGATTCCAAGACTACCCTGAAAGAGCTGTGCTGGATTCAGGAATATCCTGACCTGATCGAAGACCCGGATACCATTGACGTTACCACACTGATGCACACCATGCAGGCTAACATCCCTGCGCTGCCGAAATCCTCTGCGCGTGCCTTCCCGGCGTTTGTTGACACCGATGCGGGCAACCTGAAAGCAGTACAGGATACGGCAAATACACCGGCCTATTATGCGGTGCGTAGCCGTAATGGCTGGGGCTGGGTATGGCATGGTCAGCACAGTGTTTCTGTGCCCGGCAAAGGCGTTGATGATGCAATTCAGTTCAATATCGTCATTACCAACGATTCTGACCTTGAATTCACCGAAAGCATTACTGTTGCTACTTCTTGAGGAGGAAAACGCAAATGGACGCTATCAAACTGACTTTTGAAGGCAAAATCTACGAGCTTACCTATACCCGCGAGACTGTCAAGCAGATGGAGAACACCGGATTTGACATCCAGATGCTGGCACATCAGCCCACCGTCCAGGGCGATAAAATGTTTGCCGGTGCTTTTCTGGCAAAGTGCAAGGGCGTTAAGCGCAAGGTGATTGACGACATCTGGAACCATATGGACATTGAAAGCAAGAATAATGTTCTTGCCGCACTGGCCGATATTTATGGCGATGCAATGAACAGCCTTGCAGATGATGGAAAAAAGGTGACTTGGGAGATTGCTTGACCGACGATCTCCCCGAAGGTCAAAAAACATGGGGCCAGATTTTTGAAGAACTAGCCCCTTATTATTTATCAATCGGCATGAGCGCTGACGAGTATTGGAATGGTTATCCAAGACTTGCCAGAGAATACCGGGAAGCGCATAAAAAACAGCTTGAGGAATGGAATTATAAGGCGTGGATACAGGGCAGGTATATTGCCGATGCCATATCCGCCACGATCGGAAATGCGTTTATCCCGAAAGGACGCAAACCGATGCAGTATCCCAAAGAGCCGTATGCGCTGACGGAAGAAGAACAGATTGCAAGAAAGATAAGGGATGCAGAAGAAGCGGAGAAACGTTTCTTTGAGAAATTCAGTTTGATGGGTGGTGGAAGCAATGGCTGACGTACAGATTGATAAACTTACAATCGAGATTGAGGCCAATTCAGGAGCTGCCACAACTAATATCAAAAAGTTGGGAAAGGCGATAGAGTCTCTTTCTTCAACAGGTAGCTTAAAGACTGTTATTGACAGTTTGGAAAAACTGAATGAAAAGCTGTCCAATATGAGCAATTTAAGCTCCGCTGTATCGGGAATAAACCAAGTTTCTGATGCAATGAAAAAGGCAACAGGCGTTTCCAATAATATGACTGCACAGACGGAAGCGCTTGGCTCTTCTCTGAAAAATCTGTTTTCACAGGCCGTTGTGATAGCAATTATTCAAAAGGCTAACACACTTTTGGAAAGTGCCATAACCAACTACAGCAAGTACACAGAAGATATTAACCTGTTTGCTGTGGCAATGGGCAATGCGGCTGACAGCGGCGGCAGATTTGCGCAAAAGATGGAAAACGTGCTTGGCATTGACAGCGGTGAAGCCATGCGGAATATGGCTGTTTTCCAGAACCTTACAACCAGCTTTGGCATGGCATCCGATAAAGCCTACATTCTTAGCCAGAACCTCACACAGCTTGGCTATGATATGGCTTCCTTCTTCAATCTGAGAACAGAAGATTCGTTCCAGAAATTGCAAGCTGCTATTTCCGGTGAGCTTGAACCTATCCGCCGGTTGGGCGTTGATATTTCCAACGCCAGATTGCAACAAGAATTGTACAATTTGGGAATCAATAAAAGCATTAACAGTTTGTCTCAGGCGGATAAGGCACAGCTGCGCTATATTGCTATCATGAAGCAGACAACAAATGCGCAGACCGATATGGGACGCACATTGAATTCGCCTGCAAACCAGATGCGCATTTTGAAAGCACAGATTGATTTGCTCGGCAGAAGCCTGGGCGCGGTGCTCATCCCCGCAATCAATGCGATTCTTCCGCCCCTGATTGCTTTTATTCAGGTTGTCAGAATGGCAATCAGCGCGATTGCATCGCTTTTTGGGCATACGATTCAGTGGGGCGATTTTCAGAGTTCCGGCGTAAGTGCTGCACAGGGCGTTAGCAGCGGGCTTGATGATGTCGGTGGGAGCGCAAGTTCTGCGGCAAAAGCTGTGCATGACCTGATCGGCGGATTCGATGAACTCAATAAAGCACCAGACCAGTCATCCGGCGGTGGTGGCGGTAGTGGCGGAGGTGGAAGCGGATTAGGTGACATTGGCCTTCCGAGCTATGACATGTTCGCCAACCTTGCAAACAGCAAGGTTACGAAATGGGTTGAAAAGCTACAAAAGGCTTTTGAGAACATCAAAAAAGTGCTTGAACCGTTTATGCCACTTATAAAAGGTATTGGCGCTGCTATATTAACGGCTTTTGCCGTTGGAGCTGTCAGCAAATTCCTGAAAAAGTTCAAGGATTTTATTACTAAAGCCGCTGCGGGAAGCGCTGTCTTTGAAGCATTGAAAAAAGCTGCGGGAGTTTTTGTTTCATCGCTGGAGTACGGGGCCGGTTTTTTGAGGTCTTTTTCTTTGGGGCTTCAATCGTTTAGAAGCGCACTCCCGGTGTGGGCGAAAGTAGCTACTGCCGTTGCTGTGGCGGTAGGAACCTTTGTCACTGCTTATGATGCAATGAAAAAATTCGGGCAGGGGGCAATGGATTTGAAAACCGCCGCAACAAACTGTGTGGCTGCATTTGCCCTGTTTGGGACGATCGGCGGCATTGTGCTTGGCCCAGTTGGTGTAGTGATTGCAGCGGTGGGAACGGCAGCCGGTGCGTTTTTGGGATACAGGAGTGCAATGCAGGAAGCCGGGCAGGAAATGGCGAACGAAAGCCAGTTCTGCCAGACCTTGAATTACATGATCGACCAGTCCACCGCAAGTATTCAGCGGGCAACGGATAACCAGCAGGAACTTAACGAAAAAATTCAAAGCTTTTCTGATGTCGGAACAAAGTATGCAGGCGTTCAAACCCTTGTCGATTCGATTTTCGATTTAAGCGAAAAGTCGAACAAATCCGCGTTTGAAGTGCAGCAGCTCCAGTCCCAGGTAGAATACCTTAATGGTATGGGCCTGGAAGGGTTGAAGCTGCACATGGACGAAACCGGAACAAAGGTGCTTGAAACTCGTGACGATGTAAACGCCCTTATCGAAAGCCTTGAAAAGGCCGCATATGCCGCAGCAGCGCAGGATTTGTTGGAAAGTGCATATAAGGCGCAGATTCAGGCGGAACAAGACCTTGCAGCCGCCAATGACCGCCTTGCTGCGAGCAAGGAAGCAGTCGATACAGCAACAACGGCGCTTAGCAATTATCGTAACGGTCTTTCCACATGGGGTGAAATGCTGGCTGATTTGGGTCTCGATGCGCAATATAACGCTTTGTCCGATTCTTTGAGCAAAGCGAACGAAGCCTACGAAACCGCAACAAGTGACGTTCAGGCGCAGCAAGAAGCCCTTACAAATGCCAATTCTGCGATTGATACCTACACCCAAAAACTTGTGGATATCAAAAGCGGGAACTTTGATATGGCTGATTCTGTAATAAGCTCTACAAATCAGGTTGATACTTCTATGGCGCAAGTAAGAGATTCTGCAAATCAGACTGCCGGAACAGTAACAAGTGCCAACAGTAATATAACAACGTCTGCTACAAATTCCGCTGCAACAATCAGTTCCAGCTATTCGGCTGCGGCACAAAGCGTACAGGGTAGCACGGGTCAAATGAGTAGTGCGGCGGAAAACGCAAAAGAACGAATGACCCAAAGTGCAAACAATACAGCAAGCACTTATGCGGCAAGTTTTGACAATATCAATTCTGGTGCAAGAAGAAATGCGGAAACGGTAAAAGATTCTGCAAGTAATGCCGCATCTGGCGTTGAAGATGCGGCAACCCGTTCCGGCAATGCACTGTCCGGCCTTCCAGAGAAGGCAAAACAATGGGGCAGCGATTTCGCTTCCTCTTTTGTAGATAGCTTTGTCGATACGTGGACAGTCCTTAAATCTGGATTTGAAGATGCGGCGAAATGGATTAGTGAACGGTTCCATTTTTCTGTTCCTGATAAAGGCCCTTTGGCTGATGCTGACACCTGGATGCCTGACATGATGAAACTGTTTGCATCCGGCATTGAACGGAACAAGAACAGCGTTATCCGCCAGGTTGCAGGGCTTAGTGCTTCCATGCAAAAGGAACTTACGGATGCACCTGTCAATGTCAGCGCAGAGGGCACGGTCATTTCCAAACACGATGTCGAAGTATCCGGGAAGCAGTTTTCTTCTGCGCAGGCATACCGCACCGGAAATGGCTCCGCAGACGTTGTTGCAGCAATTCGTGCGCTTGGCACTATTATGGAGCGCAACAGCGATACCAAAGTTGTCATCAACGGCAGAGAGGTATTCCGCGCCGTTAAGGATGAAGCACACCGAGAACAAATCAGAACGGGAAGCCCCGCTTTCTAAGAGGAAGATATGAGCTTCAATAGCAAAGACACAAAAGGTTACTGGGCGGTCAACGGAACTGCGCTGTACAAGCCGCAGGGGTGTGAAATCACGCATGAGAACTATGTCGGCTCCAACAGCGGCCGCACAGAGGATGGCGTGATGCACATTGATTGGCTGCGCCGGGACTTGCGTAAAGTCACAATCAAATACAATGCCATGACAGGGAACGAAATGGACGAGCTTGTTGGGCTTGTTCAGGGCAAGGAATATACCGCAACATTCAGAGACAGGGGAAAGACATGCACGATGTCCGCTTATACAGGTGATTGCAAATATGAACTGTACAATGAAACCTTGTGTTCAAGCGAGGGCGGATTATACACCGATGTTTCCTTTGATATGGTAGAGATGTAAAGGAGGGAAGAATCAATGCTGAAAAACCTGATTGTCAAAAGCGATGGGACAGAGATTGATTCTTCCCTTATTTTGTCTTGCACATTGACGCAGACCTTGAATTCAGGCCAGGAATTCACGATCGGAAGCGCATGCACAGACGAAATAGAGGTCGAATACCTTGCGCAAGATGACAATCTTATTGCAAAAGGCGATGTGCTTACGTTGTACTGGGTGAATGACAGCGGCACAAAAACAAAAGTCGGCATATATTATTGCGAAAAGCCAAATTATCAGGGGCTTATGCGGGAAATATCCGGCACAAGCACGGTTTATAAAGTAGTGGCCTACGACACCATGTCCAAGCTGGATGCCGATTTCTCCGGTTGGCTGCACGCCAATCAGGCACAGTTCCCCAAAACCATCTGGCAGCTGGTTCAGCTGGCCTGCCAGCGGGCGGGGGTCGCGCTTGCCAGCAGCAGCCTGCCTATCAATGGCAGCTACAGCGTGCAGGCGTTCTATGCGGATGATTTAACCTGCCGACAGATTATCTCCTGGGCGGCGGAAGCGGCAGGCTGTTACGCCCACATGAATGCAGACGGCAAGCTGCAATTCTTGACCTATACAAACAAGCGCAGCACTGTTAAAATCACCCCGGACGGTGCCAGCAACAGCACCGCCTATTATGCTGACAGCCTGAGCTACGAGGACTACACCGTCAAGGCCATTGAGAAAGTCCAGATCCGGCAGTCGGACAGTGACGTGGGGGTCATCTACCCCGACAGCACCACTGCCACCAACACCTATGCAGTGCAGGGCAACCTGCTGCTGACAACCGGCACCGAAGCCAACCTGAAAACCGTTGCCCAGAACCTGTACAACGTGCTAAAAAACGTGACCTACACCCCCTGCAAAGTATCGGTGCCCAGCAGCTCCGGCCTTGCCTGCGGGCAGATCGTGCACGTTAAGGACGCACGCGGGCGGGAGTTCGACACCTACCTGATGAGCGCCACAATCTCCTCCGGCAAAGCCAGCTTTGAGAGCGTGGGCAGCGCCAGCCGGGAAAGTTCCAGCGCGGTGAACAGCCAGAGCTACAAGAACCTGACCGGCAAGATGCTGGAGATCAAGACCAGCGTGGACGGCCTGGAAGTAAAGGCCAGCGACCTGACCGGCAAGTACACCGACCTGAAAGCAACGGTGGACGGGCTTTCCTCTGAGGTGAAAAAAGACACCAAAATCACCGGCGGCGGCAACCTGATCCTGGGCAGTGAGAGCTTCAAAAACGCCAAGCTGCAAGGCAACGCGGTCAGCGGCAGTTCGGTCACGTACAACGATACCGGCAGCGCGACCGTAACAAACGCAAACTCCAATCGGTATTTTGTTTTCAACACCGTTGGCGCTCGCATTACAAAAGGCGTCACATTATGCCTGTCCGTCATGTACAAGCCAATTTCCGGCACCGACGGGTTGTGCCTGAGCCTTATATATGCCGCCGACAACGGAAATTCTTACTATACCAGCATAACAACCGAAAACCAGCTCGAAATTAAGCAGACAGACGGCTGGGTGCTGCGGTATGGCACCTGGACACCCAGCAGCACCGGTATTCTGAAAACGGTCGAGCTTGGCTGCGGCAGCATAAAGGCGGGGGTTGGCGGCAGCTACACCAACAAGTTTTCGATGCTTCACCCCATGCTGCAATACGGCAATGCGCCGACCGCGTGGACAGCTAGTAGCGGGGACTACATAACAGAGAAAAGCGCCAAAAGCCTGATTTCCCAATCAGCAGATGAAATCAAAACGGAAGTCCGCAGCCTGAAAGAAACCACTACAACCATTTCCAACGACCTGGACAGCACCAAGAAGGAATTCAAAACCGTTAAAGAATCGGTATCCGCGATTGACCAGAAAGCCGACAGCATTACCCAGACAGTAACGCAGCGGATCACCGGCGGCAACAATATTATTGCGGGCACCGATAACTGGAACAATGCGACCCTGGATGCAGGTGGCAATGACCTGAACAAAAAAGGAACATACACGATCAGCGGTGAATCCGTCCGGGTGACCAATAGGGCGCAGAACACCCGCTTCCACTTTGGTGCGGACAAAACGCTGGTGATTGCCAAGGGCATGACCTACTGCGCCAGCGTACTGTACAAGCTCAACTCTGGCACTGATAGCCTGTTTTTACAGTTTGAGACCAAGAACAGCGGCACACAAAGTTATTACGGCTCCGCGTTCAAGCAGGCCCAGCAGGACATTGCGCTGGACAACGGCTGGAAGCTGCGCTGGGCGGCGTTCACGGCGACCGCGGACGGCTATGCAGACGGTCTGTTTGTGAGTACCGCCAATGACTTTGCCACCGTTACCAACGATCTGACCATTATGCACCCCATGGTGCAGATGGGCAACGCCCCCACTGCCTGGACGGCCAGCACCGGCGACTATCTGACCGCC